GCTGGAATAAATACACAAATAAAAACATTCAAGAGGCTAAAGAATGGATAAAAAACGGGCATACAATTAAAATATTTAATAAAACAATTAAAAACTAATAAAATGAGCAAAGGAAATTTAAAAATGACTTCCTGGAGTGATTTACAGTTAACTATGTTGCTGATAATATCAATACTAACTTCAGGATGTTAGGCAAACAAATTACTAATTATAAATAATAAACTATGATAACAATTAACACAAATCAAGCAAAAGAATTAATAAGAGATACAAACGGACAAATTTTTAGCAGCACCTTTATAAAAAAAGATAATAGTATCAGGACTTTAACGTGTAGACTACGTAAGAGATACAAGAGTAAGACTGGCAGAAAAGCACCTTACAAGGCAAAAGAATATAATTTGTTACCTGTATACGATATGAAAATAAAAGACTTTAGAATGTTAAATTTTAATACTCTTTTAACTATTACAATTAATAAGAATAAATATAAAATAATTGAGTAAGTAAAGCAATAAAATAATAATATTAAAGCCACTTTAAATAGTGGTTTTTTTATTAAATACTTAGTTATTTTATGACTATTGTTGATTGAATAGAATATTATTTCTTTTGTATGATTGGCAAATTTTCTTTTTACACTCAACTTTGCACCAAAAAAAGACACATTTTATCAATATAAAGTGTTAATAACTAGTATTTTACAAACTTTGAACAGTTTTTAGTTTGATTTGGCCCAATTCTTACAGTATTTTAATAAAAGATGTTAACAATTGGTTGAAATTGGTATTATAAAAGGTTGGTATTTGAATTCCGTAAACCGATGTATATATACTGTTTAGCCACCCAAACGCACACACACGAAATACAAGTTCAATTTTATAAATACTATGTTTGTAGAATAAACATTTATTTTAGGAGTTGTAATATACTTTGCGATATGAGCAATAATGTTTACTATAGGATGTGGCGATTATAAGTGTTATAGATAATAACATATACTCTTATAAGAGGCACGAAGGTAGGTATTTAAAATTATAGTTTTGCATAGTTTTCTTACAATTTACAATAATGTTAAATAATAGAAGTTCAATTTTATATAATAATTAGGAAAGCAGTTTAGATTATTTTTGTATCTTGCGACTTTAACATATAATAATGAAAGAAGATAATAAGAAGTTAGGTAGTGAGGCAAGGAAGAAAAGACCTCAACTTGGTAAGATAGATGAGAACTATAATAAAACTCCAAAGGCATTAATACCTAAAAATAATGAGGCAAGACAAGTGGCTAAGATGACTCGTAAATCACTTGCTTATGCATTAGAGGGACAACCTGTAAAGATTAAGATGGCATTAGATATATTGTTTGATGAAGACCCTAGAGCATATATAGATGCAATAGCAAAACTAATGAACTATGCTATGCCTAAATTATCATCTACAGAGATTAAGAAAGATACTGATACTAAGATTGAGATTAACTTAACTGAAGGTGCAACACTTGATGATATTAAAAATCAAATTAGAGGACTTGAAGATGCAGAAGATATTGATTATACAGAATTAGATGACTAATAAAAAATTATTAAAGTTCGCACTTGAAAAGAAACTATCTGAGATGAGTTTCTATGAGTTCTTTAAGGCTGCTTGGGTAGTAGTAGAACCAGCCGTACCATTATCTACTAATTGGCATCATAAATACATTTGCGATACGCTACAAGAAGAATGTGAGAGAATCATAGCACAAAAGCCAAAAACTAAAGATATAATTATTAATGTACCCTTTAGAAGTACAAAGTCATTAATAGTTACTGTTATGTTTCCAGTATGGGCTTGGATAAAATCTCCTAAACTAAGATTCATTACTTCTTCTTACTCTGCTACACTATCTATTGAACTTGCAACTAAATCAAGAGATATAATATTTAGTGATTGGTTTAAGACAAGGTGGGGTGATGTATTCCACATTAAAAAAGACCAAAACTTAAAAGAGAGATACGAGAATAATTTTGTTGGAATGAGAAGAGCAACATCAGTTGGTGGTACTGTTACAGGGCAAGGAGCAGATTTTCTTATTGTAGATGACCCTCTTTCACCACAAATGGCTAATTCAGCAACAGAAAGAGAGAACGCTAATGAATGGTATAGGACTACATTCTATTCTAGGCTTAATCAACCTGATATTGGAGTTAGGATTATAATTATGCAAAGAGTACATGAAGATGACTTAACAGGATTTTTATTGGGTAAAGAAACTAGATTAAAGTATAAACATATCTGTATTCCTGCTAAAAGTGGAGATGGTAATATAAAACCTGCATACTTAGAGAAGTTTTATGATAAAGACACTCAGTTGTTTTGGGAAGATAGGTTTAGTCAGAGTACATTAGATGATTATAAAAGTGCATTAGGTAGTTATGGTTATGCAGGACAACTACAACAAACACCAACACCACTAGATAGTGGTATGATTCATAAGGATTGGTTTAAGATTGATAGATATAGAAAAGATGAGGCTACAGTAAACTTTGTTATTGACCCTGCATATACTGCAAATCAAAAGAATGACCCATCTGCATTACTAGCGTATACATATAAAGATAACAAATGGCAAATAGTAGATTGTATTAATGTACATAAAGAATTCCCTGAACTAGTTAAATTCATTCCTCAATGGGTAAAAAAGAATGGATATACTCCAAAAAGCAGAATATTTGTAGAACCTAAAGCATCAGGTAAATCTATTGTACAAACATTGGTTAGAGAAACAGGTCTTAACATAAAAGAAGATAAACCACCAACAAAAGACAAGGTAGCAAGAGTTAGTGATATTAGTGCATCACTTGAGAGTGGTAGAGTTAGTTTATTGAATGGAGATTGGAATAGAGAGTTTCTTGACCAACTTACTAGGTTTCCTGCAGCAAAACATGATGATATGGTAGATTGTTTAGTTATGGCTGTAAATAAGGAAATATGGGGTGGTGGAGGTAAGGTTGTTTACTTTAGTTAAAGTTTTTTTCAGTTTGTTTAAAAATTGTGAAAATATTTCATAGTATATTTACTATTTTTGCCTAGTTTTGAGTAATTCTAAAAAATTATCAGAAAATTATGAAAAATATAGACATATCATACATAAACAACAAGCACCAAGAAATTGTTGAATTACATTTAAGAAAAATTAAGAAAGCAATGTATTTTGCTACTGAAGATGCTGGAGAAGGGAAGTATCAAGATTTTTTAGATATAATGAACTCAGTTTACTTATATTCTAACAATTTCCATGAAACTATGGTAGATAGGAGGGATGGTGATGGTTTATTAGATGAATTTATATTTTTAATACCTAATATGGTGTTTTATACTGCTATCGGGTATTTAACTGCATTAAAAGATGGAGATAATGATTATTTAATGAGAAGTAGTTTAGAAGAAATTGGTTCTATTTGCGAGAACGCAACAAGTGAACTTGCAGATATTCTTATAGATGAAAAAGAAAGTAAAAAAATAATGAAAGATATTTTAGATTTAGATTTAACAAAAAATTAATAGATATGGTTGAAATTAAAATTCAAGATAAAAGTTATGAAATTCCAACTGAGTGGAAGGATATAACGCTTAGATATTGGTGTGGACTATACTCAATAATCAATCAGTACAACAAAAGAGATGATGAGGGTAATGTTATTGAAGCAGAACACTCAGAAGTGGAGTTATTGAAGATGAATAGAGATATTTTCATATATCTTACAGGTGTTAGTCATAATGAGATGAATATGCTAGATGTTGATAGTGTAAATAATGCAGTAGCAATATTCTCACAAACATTAGAAGAGTATAAGCCAAAAGGAATAGATAAATTTGAATTTGAGGGTGAGGAGTATCTATTTCCAAAAGAATTCCTAAGAAGAAACACATTTGGAGATTATATTGAATCAACTCACTTAGAGAGTACAATAGAAATAATGAAACATGGAAGGTTTGATATATTACCAGAACAAATGGCAATACTTTGTAGAAAGGCTGATGAGGAATATGATGATGATGCAATACCTGCCAAAACTGAAAAGTTTAAAGAATTGACAATGGACTTCGTGTGGGAGTTCAGTTTTTTTTTGACAATGCAAAGCGTAAAATTAACAAGGACTTTCCAAATGTTTTTGGGGAAAACAGAGGAAGAAGTGGAGGAGGCAAAAATAGAGTTTCTACAGTTGGACTCTACAACAAGTTCATAAAGCCTTATGGTTGGCTTAATAGTTTATATATGGTTGCAGAAAAAGGGGTATTTAGAGTGAATGGTGAAAACGACATAGATAGTGTGAAGAAAACAGATTTATACAAGGTTTTAACTTATTTAAGTTGGAATACTGCTAAAAATGACTATGAAATTGCTGTTCAGGAGAAAATACATAATAAAAATAATATAACATTGTAATAATGGCAATAACAAGATTAACAGACATAATAACAGTATTTGACAGCAAATGGACTTATGGTGATGTGAAGTTTGGTTACGAAAGTGAAGTAAACCAAGACCATGACACTCAGTACCCATTAATGCTAGTTGAACCACCTGAATCAACTATACCTGCAGTTTATAATGGTAGAGAGGAATATACATTTGAAATAAACTTCTATAATTTATACTCTCAAGATGCTCAATCAGTAGTTACACTTCAAAAGAGATGGGATAATTTACAAGATTTGGCTAATGAGTGGCTAGATATGGTGCTTAAAAATTATCAAGATGGAAATGTAGAAGCATACTTAGAAGATGAGAGTATTGCTATAGAGAGAGTTAAAGAGGTAGCAAATGATAGGTTAGTGCAAATAAAACTAACATTCACTATGAGTGCGTTTACTAAATGTTTCAGACCAGTTTCAAACTACCCATCAGATTATTCTGATTTAGTAGTATGGCTTAGTGCAGATAGTAATGCTACATTTGATATAGCGACTAAGAGAGTAAGTTTATTAAGTGATAGAGCATCTACTAATAATGTTGCACAAGCAACTGTAGCAAATCAACCATTATGGAATGGATTTGATGGTACTAATGATAAATCATATATTTCTTTTGATGGCACTAATGATGCATTAACATCTTTATCTAATTTACCTTTAGGTCATGACTTTACAATATTTGAAGTAAGTAAGATAACTAAAATTGCGAATAGTTCTGTTTTTGGATATAAAGCAGTAAGAGGTCAGATACAAATGGGAATTGATGCTAGTGGCAAATACAATGTAAGAGTAAATGATGGTAATTACGACTTGTCAGTATCAACAACTGATGATGCTCATGGAGATTATCATATTGGCATTATGCATCTACATAATAAAAGAGTACATTTAGAATATTATGATGCTTTAGGAAGTTTTACTGATACTGATAATGATAGTAATTTTGACCATGAATTAACTTATAATATTGCTAGTTTTGATATTGGGAAATACAATAATACTAACTACATGACTGGTGAGTTCAACGAATTAATAATATTTAATAGACAATTAACTGATGTTGAAATTGCTGAAGTAAGAGGCTACTTAAATTTAAAATATAAAATATATTAAGATATGGCAGGAATAAACGGAAGTGTAAGTTGGCAAATACAACCAACAGATAGTTCAGGTAGTTCAAACTTAGCAGGTTCTTTTTGGGATTACAGATTAAATTATCTTAAAAGTGTAAATGACCCATTAAGGTATCAAGTTGTTTTGATAAATGGTCAGTTAAATGAGGGAACAGAGCCTTCTGCTGGTAATTATACATCCCCAAATGGTGATTTAGTAAATGTTATTTTTAAGGTTGAAACATCTGTTGGTGATGGGTATTGGGAAGAATTAGGTAGTATTAAAAAGTCAAGAGATATAGCAAATAAGAGATATGATGATGGAAGTCAGCCTTTAGGTCATAGGTTTACAGTAGATATTAGTCAATTAGTTTCAAATGAACTTTCTTATAGTTTATGTCCAATAAATAAAGGAACTTGGCAAAGTAATTATTATGGAGGTATGAATGGCGGATTAACAATGCAAGATAATGTTCTTGGTAATAGTGGTGCAATGGGTAATCCAGTAAGTAATTATAATGTTTCTAGGAACGGAACTTATAGAATTTTAAAAGTAACACCATACTATGAAATAATAAATGGTGATGGTGAGATTGTATCTGCAGGAAATGGGAGTTCATCAAACACTATTACTGTTATAAACTCAGTTAATCAATTTGAGAAAGATTCTTTGTATTATAATACAATTAGTGGAACTACAGGTAGTTATCTAATGACTGATGAACCATCTTCTAATATAAGGAATAGTTTTAAATTCCTGTCAAGATGTAAGAACACAAGTACATCATCAACTATTGCATTTAAAAAACCTATAAGAGTAGATGAGGAGGCTGAATTTTTACAATTCTTTATGTTTGAAGGCGATTCAGATAATATAGGTGGAACTGGGAATAATTCTGTAGGCTCTATTGGTTTAAAGATAGAAACATTTTTAGCAGATGGAAGTGCAGAAAACACTTTCTATATAAGAGAATTTGAAGATAATGCTACATTAACTGGTGGTACACATTGGAAGGCTGACCAAAAAAGTATGTTTATTCAAAATATTTCTCCATCTTTTATTAATGGCTCAAATGTATTATTAAAAACAACACCTACTGCAGGTACATTTCCATATTGGAATACTTACTCAAGCAATAAAATAACAACATCAACTTCTTACTATAGAGTTAGTATATCTAAGTTTGCATTAAATAACTTTTCAGAAAGAAGATGTAGTGAGTATAGATACTACAACATAGACAGGGAAGATGAGAAAAATGCTTATGGATTTGTTAGATTCCATTGGTTAAACTCTTTAGGAGCAACTGATAGTTATACTGCAAAAAGAGATGTAGTTGAAGGTTTAACAATAAGTAGAGATGTAATTCAAAGAAAAAGTGGTGATAGAACTTGGTATCAGGATGATAAAAATAATAGTGATGTAACATTTAACACTTCACTTTACCACTCAGACACAATGAGAGGTGGTGATATATATAAAGGAGGTAGAGAGGTTTCTAATGTAAATGCAGAAAGAGTGCAAAGTGTTTATACAGAGCCATTAAATAAAAGTGCAGCAAAATGGTTAGAAGAAATGATGTTATCACCTAATGTTTGGATAGAAATGGACACAGAGGCTACAGAGATGGGTAATGTAAGAAACCCATACTTACGACCATCTGATAAAGAGTACATACCAGTTATAATAACAAATAGTGATATTGAAACTGTTAATCAAGAAAATGGTTTAGTTAAATTTAATATTGAATATACTTTAGCACATAAAGTAATAACACAAAGAAACTAATATATGTCGGTAAAAATAGAGATATTAGATTATATATATACTGATGATACTAATACTGTTATTGATTGGGAAAAGAGTGTAGTTGGTGAGTTAGATGTAACTGACCATTCTGATTTCCCTTTAGCAATGACATTTCAAATATCAGATATTAAAGATATAACCTCAGCAAGTGGTGATTATAGTAAAACATTTAAAATACCTGCTACAAAGAATAATAATAAGTTATTAAAACACACTTATACTCCAAATATAGATACTGATGTAAATCTTACTGAGAATAAAAAATGTAGAATACTTATCAATAATCTTTTCTCTGTAACAGGATTAATTAAAGTTACAGGAGTTGGTGGTTATGGAGAAACACCATCTTATTATAGTTGTGTGTTTTTTGGAAGTAATCTAAGTTGGGCTGATGATTTATCTAATAAATACATGAATGAGTTGGATTGGGGTGTTAATGGTGAGGACTTAGAGTACAATAAAACGAGTATTACGGCTACTTGGCAAGATGAACATTGTGATTCATCTACATCTCCAATAGTATATCCTATTGTTTCTTATGGTGATTACAATCCTGATGGACAGCCAAAAACAATACAACTTTTAGATACTGCTTATGATTATAATCAAACAGGTAGTACTGATAAAAAGGGATATTATGGTTTTTTTGATGATGGCTCTTCTTACGGAACACCTCTACCAACAGCAGATTGGCGACCTGCAGTATTTGTTAAAAGCACATTAGAAAAGATATTTAGTGAGGTTGGATATAGTGTAAATTCAACTTTTATGACAACAGATATGTTTAAAAAGTTAGTATGGTTATTACCTAATTTTAAGTATAATAATGCTGAAGAAAAGTATAATGAGTATTCTGTAGAAAGTAATTTTACAAATACACTCACATTAGACCAAACAGTTTATGATGATGGTGTTTCATCTGTTGTAACTGATGATGGTTTTCGTGAATCATATTATGGAGGCTATGTTACTTTTAATGATGGAGATGACAATTATATTGGCGACCCAACTCCTTCAGGTTCGGGAGGAACGAAACTTATACCATTAGACCCTGCAAGATTAAATGTAACTTTAGATGAAGGCTCTTATGTAGATACAACTAATGATTATATAACTATAGGAGAGTATGGTTATTATAATATAAAATTAAATGGAATACAGTCAAGAATAGCAACAATATGGAAGGGAGGAACAGAACCTAAGGGTGTTCAAGAAGCAGAAATATGTATAAATGTTGATATGAATACTGTGGGTCAGTCAAGTTGGACAAATATAGAGAGAACTTCTATTAAAGTTAATCCTTATAGAATTTCTAATACAAATAACAATAATGCCAATTCAAATAACAGCCTTATGACTGTGTTTGAAGTATTACCAAGCGTTAATATTGATAATCATTGGTTAAATAAGGGAGATAAAATAAGAATCACAGCAGGATTTAGATTTAATGAGATGGTTTATTCATCAGGTATTAATGTTCAAGATTTTACTGTTAATATTTTTAATCGTGTTACAGATTCTACTGAATTTAATATTACTCTCAACTCTGAAGCAGTTGCGTATGGTCAAACTTATGATTTAGATAAAGTAATTAATAAAGATTACAAACAGATTGATTTTATTAAAGGAATTGCACACGCATTTAATCTTAAAATGACTACTAATGAAACTACTAAAACTGTAAATATAGAGCCATTTAATACTTTCTATAAGGATTATGCTGATGCTATAGATTGGACTTATAAATTAGATAGAAGTAAACAAATAGAGGACAAGTGGATTAAAAGCGACTTAAAAAGAGATGTTATTTTTAAATACAAATCAGACAGCAAAGATAAGAAAGTTGAAAGGAGAGGTGAGGAATGGTTTGATGGAATAAAAGATGAATATCCATATCAAGAAACACTACCTAAAACTTTTGAGAAGGGTGAAAGTAAATATGAAAATCCATTCTTTGCAGGTACTTATAATGGTAAAGACCAAGATACAATTTCCAATTCATCCTTTAATGACACAGCATTTTCTGCTTGTTTATGGCAAGAAATTACAGACCCTACCTACTCATATAGACCTGATAAAGGTTATGAGTTTTTACCAAGATTATTGTATTGGAATAAATACTCACCAGACCCTTGTAACTTAAATAGTAAAAGAGCATTTACACAAACTTGGGCTAATAGTATTGGGATTGTTTCTGCAGGAGTTACAGGCTCATCAGGACTTCTTTCAACAATCTACCCTCAAGCAACATCAATAAATAGAGATAATAGTTCAAGTCCAATACTATCTTATGGTAATGTTAATGTAAGAGATTATGATGATGTAACAAAGGATTACACATATTATGCAGCAGGTAAGGGTTTATTTGAAACATATTATAAAAATATGTTTGAGATGTTTAAGGCAAAACCAAGATTAAGAACTGTTTACATTGACTTAAAGACAACAGACATTATTAATTTGGATTTTAGAAAATTAGTATATATAGATGGTGTTTATTGGAGAATAAATAAAGTAGTTGATTATAAACCAAATAAAAATCAACCTACAAAAGTAGAGTTAATTGAATGGTTACAGTTGGGTACATTTGCAGCAGCAGCACCATCTTTTGGGGGTAATAATAATACAGGAGGTCTTGGTTGGCAAGATGGAGGTGTATCTGAAAGTAATGATGATTTAGGATTATAAAATATGACAGACAGAAAAGAAATATCAAGTAGAGGAATAGCACAGCAAAGTGGATTAGATGTATTTTCTAGTATAACAACTTATACTGGGGAATATTTGAATTGGAATTATGGGAATACAGCAGCATTAGCATCAACTACAGATTATGCTACAACAGCAGCAGACCCACATACTGATGCTCTAATAAATAGTCCTGCATCTAATATTGGAAGATGGTACAGGTATCATACAAGTGGTTCTCCATATACAGCAGTAACAGCACCAACATCAGGATTATTGTTTTTTACTTTTAATGGTCAAAAAACAGGTGGACTACCTTCATATAGTGGGATGTATCAGAAACTATCATTAATTACAGGGAAAACATATCAGATAACTGTAAGGAAATCTAGTCCTACTTCTGCAGGTTATATTAATGTAAAAGTATATACACCTAATGGTGATGAATATACAGAGGTAATATCAGAGTCATACTCATCTGCTGTTGATTATACAAGTACATCTTTACTTACTACAGAATTTACAGCACAAACTGCTAATGATGTTTTTCTCATCTATTTTACTACGGATGAAACATCTTCTGTTTATGCTAATACGGAACAGATTTCAATAAAAGAAAAGCAAGAATACTTAGTACCTGTTTATGCTACTGATAAGTTTGGTAATGACCATAAGGTATTAAGAAGAAACTCAGGCAATATACTTTCTAATGATTAAATTCAAAAAGACAAATAGAGCATTAATAGAGGTTGGCAAGACACTAAGAGTGAAACTGCAAGATGAATTAAAGTTTCAAAAGCATAATGCTACAGGAAGATTGAGTAGTAGTTTAAAATACAATGTTATAAAGAGAGGTATGAGTGTGTTGAATATAACATCATCAGTTTCATATTGGAGAGCAGTTAATAATCCTAAGTTTGCTAAAGTTCCTAATCTAAATACCATATTAAGATGGATGGGTCAGAGAAGTATAAAAGGAGGTATTAATTCTGCTATGGCAATATTAAATAGATTGTCAAGTGGAAAAAAGGAGGGTCAAAAAGCGAATTATGGTAATAAGACATATCCAAATAATAATATGAGGCAGCCTTATATAACTTATGAAGCAGGGAACAAGGTAAGAAGAACAAACTTTGCAGGATATGTAGCAAATAAGTTTAGTAAAGAAGTAGCAAAGAAATTAGCACCATCTATTGGTGCAGATGTAGCAAGTATGATTAGAGAAAAAATTAAAAATAATACAAAAGCAAAAGTTAGTTAATATGGCAAATACAGAGAAAATTGTAGTTCAGGTAATAGTAAAAGGTGAGAATGACTTAAAGAAGGTAAGTAAGACAGCAGATAAATCAACTAAGAGTTTTGGTAAATTAACAAAAAGTATGGCTAAGATGGCAGGTGGGTTATTGGCTGCTGTTACTGCATTTAGAACTATTACAAGTGTTATAAGTACCTCTATTAGAACATTTAGAAATTTTGAGTTTCAAATGGCTAAAGTTAAAGCAGTATCAGGTGCAACTGAAAGAGATTTTAAAAAATTATCTAACACTGCCAAAGAATTAGGTCGTACAACTTTCTTTACTGCAACTCAAGTAGGTTCTTTACAGGAAAACTACGCTAAACTAGGATTTACTACTGATGAAATATTAAATGCTCAACAAGCAACAATAGAACTTGCAACAGCAACAGGTAGTGATTTGGCTAGAGCAGCGATTGTAGCAGGTTCTGCTGTAAGAGGTTTTGGATTAGATGCTAGTGAAACACAAAGAGTTGTAGATGTTATGGCTGTTTCATTTACAAGTTCTGCTTTGGATATTGAGAAATGGCAAACCTCTATGACTAAGGTTGCACCTATTGCAAAGTCAGCAGGGTTTTCTATTGAAGATACAGCAGCGATAATGTCTAAATTAGCAGATTCAGGAATTGAGGCATCTATTGCAGGAACATCTTTTAGAAACATACTTCTTAAAATGCAAAGCCCTACTTCTGATTTAACTAAAGCGTTTGGAGGTACTATTCATTCTTTTGATGAGTTATTACCTGCAATGAAAAAGTTTGTAGAGGAAGGTGGTAGTATGGCGGACATTATGGAGGTAGTTGATTTAAGACAGGCTGCTGCTTTTGAGCAAATGCTAACAAGTGCAGATAGTGCATTAGTATTAAGAGATGCTCTTAATGAGGCTACAGGTGCTGCTAAAGAAATGTCATTGATTATTGCAGATACATTAGAGGGGGACATGAAGGAACTCACCTCTGCTTGGGAGGGTTTTCAAATATCTGTATTCACAGGTAGTGGAAAGATAAGTAAAGCAATAAGAAATGTTTTAGATGTTACTACAGAATTATTAAATAAATTAACTAATTACAATAAGACAAACCAAGAACTCGGACTTGATAAAGTTGCTGAACAAATGTCTATAGTTAATGCATCTATGGAAGACCAAGTTGAATTATTCAAGACCTTAAGCAAGGAAGACCAAAAGATTTATGGTAAAACTAAGGCTCAATTTATAGAACAAAGAATTAAGGCTTTAAAGGAAGAAGTTACTGCAAACACTAGGCTCAGAAATATTAAAAACATGAAGGGAGAATCTATAGAAGATGAGATAAACCAATCTGCTATTCTTTCCTCAGCATTAGTTGAATTAAATGCATTGCTTTTAGAGGAAGAATTATTAGAAAAGAAAGTTACTAAAGAAAAGAAAGATAAAGTTAAAGTTGTAAAAGATGAGAGAGAAACATTAGCAACACTAAAAGCAGAATTAAAAGAATTAAAATCAGAAAGAGATTTAATAGACATTACTAATGCCAAAGCATTAAATAGAAATAAAAAAGAAATAGAAACTCTTGAAGATTTCATAAAGGCGATAGAAGGTACTTCTAAAGTAATAGAGAAAGAGAAAGATAAACTTGATTTTGTTGAATGGAATCCGTATATGTCATCTATAGAAACTTTAAATCAATTAATACAAGATGATGAAAAACTTGCTGATGAGCAAATAAAAAACAGAGAAAGAGTTTTAGATGCCACTAAAGTAGCATCAGATGCCATCTTTACAATAATGGGTAATAATGCATCTCGCCAAGCAAGTAGAGATGAGAAGATACTTGAAGAAAGAAAGGATGCAGGACTTATAACAGAGCAAGAGTATGAGCAGGGAGTAGAAAGAATACAGAGAAAGGCTTTTGAGAGAAAGAAAAAAATGGATATTGCTCAGGTTATGATAGATACAGCAGTAGCAGTAGCGAAAATTAAATTAAATGCAGCAGTAATGGCTAGTAATCCAGTTACAATAGGCTTTATGGGAATATCACTCTCACAAATAGGATTAGCAGTAGCAGCAGGTGTGGCACAAATAGCCGTAATAGCATCACAACAATTTGCTAATGGTGGTATTATAGAAGAATTTGCAAATGGTGGTATGGTGCATGGTAAATCACACGCACAAGGTGGTGAGAAGTTTGCAGTAGGTGGTAGAGTAGTTGAATTAGAAGGTGGTGAGGCTGTTATAAATAAAAGAAGTACAGCAATGTTTGGTAGTCAATTATCAGCAATGAACGCTGCAGGAGGTGGTGTTAAGTTTGCAGATGGTGGATTACTTAATCAACCTTCATTTAGCCAACAACAATTCAATGCAATAGGTCAGAATCAAATGATGGGTGCAATGGGAAGTTCTAGTAAAGTAGTAGTAGTTGAGGCAGATATTACTGATAGTCAAAACTCAGTAAGTGTAATACAATCTGAAGCAACAATTTAATAATCAAAGAAATAAACAAATGTTTGTTGATAAAAAAACCAAGTTAGAGAGATTAGATATATGTAAAAGTTGTAGTTTTTACCGAAACTTTATGTTACTAAAGAAACCAAAGATAACAAGAGGTGCAAGATGTGCTGAATGTAAGTGTTTCCTAGATGCAAAGACAGCATTAACAAAAGAGTTTTTTGGTAAATGTCCTAAAAATAAATGGTAAAACTTTACATATGAATTTTAAAGAAATCGCTGAAAACTACAGTAAGCAAAAAAGAAATATGATGACTGAAGCAGTTATCAGAAACAAAAACCACACTAAAAACTTTACAACGTACCAATCAGAATCTTTAGGATTAATGTTTGCAGAATGGCATTTATTATTTCCTCAACATAAGCAAGATATGAAGTGTACTTCTTGTAGAGCAGCAGTATGTAAGTTTTGGGAAACTATGGTAGATGAATGGATTGAAGCCGAACAAACACCTAAAAAGAAAAATGCCTCAAAAAAAAGAAAGACAAAATAAGGTAGATGTAGTTAAAGACTTCATTGATATTTGTGGAGTTGAATTAGAAAAGCGATTTGGTCAATCACCAACTTGCAAGGATATGATACGACATCTTGTTGAGAAAGGTATAATAGACCCTAAGAGAGTAAGGAACTATATGATTATTGCTGACTTTGATAGAATGTTAGTAGGTAATGAAGGTAGTAGAACTTATACTTGGATGGACTTATCTATTAAATATAAGATAAGTGAAAGTCAGGCACAGAACATAGTCTACAAGGAAAGAAAGAAAGCAATTCCATCTAATAATATCACATACTAAAAGTTTTGTAAGAAAATTAGGTAAAATTAATTTCTTTAAACTCTATTTTTGCACCTATGAACGAAAAATGGTATAACATTCAGAACAAGGCAGGTCAAACTGCTGACATTTATATCTTTGATGAAATAGGAACTTATGGTGTAACTGCACAAGAGTTCATTACTGACATTAAAGGATTAAAAGATATGCCTATCAATTTACGCATTAACAGTTTAGGTGGAGATGTGTTTGATGGTATGGCAATGTATAATGTAATCAAAAGGAGAGAGGCTAAAACTACAGTTTATATTGAGGGTATAGCAGCAAGTATTGCTACTATTATTGCTCTTGGTGCAGATGAGGTTGTAATGGCAGAAAACTCTTTATTTATGATACATAACGCTTGGGGTGGAACAATGGGTGAGTCAAAAGATATGAGAAAAACTGCAGATACTCTTGATAAAATCACAAGTGAACTTACAGACATTTATAGAAAAAAGACAGGATTATCTTATGATGCTCTTGCTCAGATGATGGATGAAGAAACTTGGTTAAATGCTAATGAGGCATTTGAGTTAGGTTTTATTGACACTATCTCTGATTCTATTAAAGTGGCTGCAAAGTATGATGTTTCTAAGTTTAAGAACATCACACAAGAAGAAATACAAAATAAATTAAGTATTAATATAAATAACAAAAAAATGACTAACGAGTTAAAAGAATGGTTTAACAACAAAGTTGAGGAGATTGTTACTGCTGTAAAAGGTGATGTAAAAGTTTCTGAAGATGTTGCTGAACAAACTATGATAACTGTTAATTTAGGGGATAATGATGAAATCATGAATAAGATTTCTGAGTTTGAAACTGGTAACATTGAATTATCAAACAAAATTTCTTTGTTAGAGGAAGAATTAGTTGCTTCAAAAGGAACTAACGAAACTTTAACAGTAGAGGTTGAAGCGTTAAACGCTAAAATCAACAAAGCAGATGCTAAAGGTACAGAGATTGTAACTGAAAGCGACCCTGCAGTAGTTGAGAACAAAAAAGAAGATGCTAATGCAGGTTTTTACAATGCAATGGCATCAAGAATGAGAAATAAATTTAATAACTAAAAAAATAAAAAAAAATGGCAAATGTAGCAAATAAAGGAACTTTCGCATCATATAATGGTGCAAGTTTAAATGAAATATTTTATGAGCCAGTATTTAGAAGTGATGAGATTATGCGTAACTATAGAGTTATTCCTAATGTTAAACATAAAATGAATGTTTACACTTCTGCTGCTCTAACTAAGATAGTAGAAAAACAGGAAAATTGTTCTTCAACAAGTGGAACAGTACAATTTAATGTTGACAATAAAACAATTACTGCAGGTAGATGTAGAGTTGCTTTAGAGCAATGTAGTGATGAGTTTTACGGAACTTACATTGAAGAAATGTATCGTTCTGGTGTAGATGTTAATAATATTGAGGGAACTCAATTAGCAGATGCAATCGTAAACAGAGCAGTAACAGGTATCGCTTCTGATGTGGTAAGATTAGCATGGGGTGCTGATACAGATATCACAACTCCTGCAGCAACAGCAGCAGCATACAACTTGATGGATGGATGGATGAAATTAATGGCAGCAGAAACTGTAATTGAGTATGCAGGAACAGAAGCAGCACCAACTGCAGCAGATGCAATCGGATTAATTAGAAATGTATATGACCAAGCACCAGCAGCACTTCAACAAGTAGCAGCAGGTGATAAGAAAATGTTTGTAACTCCTAAAATCTTTAACGCTTACTTAGCAAACTTAGAGGCTTCAGCAAATGCGACTGCTGACTTAGCAATTGTAAATCAACAAGAGGGTATTCGTAGAGTAATGTTTAGAGGTGTTGAGTTAGTTCCTATGTACGAGTGGGATACTATCTTAGCAGATTACAATCCAGCATTATTTACTACTGCAGCAGCAACAAATGTTAGCAATGGTGTATGTTACTGTGCAGTTGAGAACTTAATCATTGGTTCTGATGTAACTGACCCAGAAGGTTCTTTCAAAGTATTTTATGATGACTTAGAAGAAAAAATGTTCTTCAGAGGTTACTTCAAGTTAGGAGTACAGTACTTATATTCTTCTCTTGTTCAATGGGGAATTGTAGCATAACAATAATGTAATAATAGAGAGTGTGTAAAAGCACTCTCTAAATTACTTCTAATAACTAATAAAATAATAAAAAAATGGCAATAGATACAGGTTTAGCAATAGGTTGTGCAGATTTACAAGCAACTGGAGGGATAGAACAAATCTTACTTAGAAGTTGGAGTGCTACTGATGCAATTACTTATGGTGCTACTGGAACACATAGTATAGCAAGTATTCTTACAGGTGCTGCAGATGCTGATTGGTTTGTATATGAGTTTAAAAATGAAACTCCTGCATTAACTATCAATGCAACTAAAGAGAATGGTTCAACTGCTTTTGAGTGTGGATTAACTTTCATGTTACCTAAAATAGAATTAGCAAAGTTTAGCGAATTACAAGGTATGCTTAATGAGTGTATGATGGGGATAGCAAAAGACACAAATGGTAAGTATTTTGTTTTAGGTGTTTCTGAGAAATACGCTAACGAAGATGTAGCAAGTAGAAGTCAAACTTTCTTAAACTTAAGTGGATTTGAAGGTGGTACTGGTGCTGCTTATTCTGATGAGAATGGTATTACTGTAAGTTTAATGGCAAGACAATTTGAACTACCAAGAGAATATGCAGGTACTGTTACAGTTGATACTTCAGCATTAACTGCAACAACAGGAGCATAATAATTAAAGATATAGAAATAGGTTGGACTTTGTTCGTAAAAAGTTTAACAACATTTCCCTATTAATATCTTTTTTATAATATGTGTGATTGTGAAAAAAAAGTTGTAGATTTATCACACTTAAAAATATA